CATGAAGATTATTTGCAAGGAGCCTCTCAGAGTCGCCACTCTGTCTGGGGCCGTAGTGCTATTCGAAGCTGGCGTACCTCGTGAAGTAGGCGAGGAAATCGGGAAAGCAGCATTGGTTATGGGCGCGGACATCGTGTCGGACTCATTAAAAGAAACGCCGGTAGCTGCACCGGAAGAAGAGACCGGGGCCGAGAAGACGTTGGCTCAAGTTATGGAAGATATTATCGAGGCGGCGAACCCCGGTGATTTCAAAGCAGATGGAACGCCAAAAGCTACCGTCGTAAACAAGTATGCAGGGCGTTCTGTCACTACGACAGAACGTGAAGAGGCTTGGGAGCAAGCTCTTAACTCTTAAAGCGAAGGGTCTATATGAGTGTCACAGTAGCAAGCGTTATAGACAGAGTGCAATCGGTGATACAGGACGCCAGTGGCATTCGATGGCCCGAGGCTGAGTTAATACTGTGGGTTAATGACGCGCAGCGTGAAATTGCGCTGATTAAACCTGACTCTACTGCTACTAACACCACCGTCACACTTGCCACTGGTACTAAGCAGGACATTCCTAGCTCAGGCAATCGGTTGCTTCGGGTTGTTCGAAACATGTCCGCTGCGTCAAATGGAACGGGCGGCAGAACTATTAGACTAGTTTCCGAGGAGATTCTGGACGCGCAGACCCCTAGCTGGCATGACCCGGCTGTAACTGGGGATGCAAAACACGGGACTCAAGTGAAGCATTATATTTATAACGATGAGAACCCCCGTAACTACTACGTCTATCCTGGGGTAAGTGGTAACGCTTACATCGAGATCGTTTACTCAGCAAACCCAGCGACTGTCGGCGCAAGTGACAACCTTGCAATACCTGACATCTTCGGCACAGCCGTAATGAATTACGTCTTATACATGGCTTTCATGAAAGATTCTGAGTACGCAGGTAACGCTCAGCGCGCAGGTGGTCACTACCAGTTGTTTACGACGGCTGTTGCGGGTAAGGGGCAGATCGATGTCGTGACGAGCCCTAACGCTGATAGCGCAAGGCCGGGAGTATAACTATGGCTACAACTTACGAGACGCTGCTCCCTGAAATAATGCCGATGGTGCCGGGCTGTCCTGACACCCTAATAGAAAACAACATCCGCGCAGCGGCAATCGAGCTGTGCGAGAAAGCGCCTGTGTATCAGCAGGAGCTAGACCCTGTCACAACGGTCGCTAACATTTACGAGTACGACTTGGAGCCACCAAGCGGGGCGGTCACGCATAAAATACTGTGGGTAACGCATCAAGGGCACGACTTAGAGCCTATCTCTACGGGGTTGCTAGAGCAGCGTTTACCGAAGTGGCGGGACGCGAGTAATGCGGGTACGCCAAAGTATTTTGTGAAGGTGACGCAGGCCGCGTTCTGGCTCGCTCCAGTCCCAAACGCCACAGAGTCACAGGCGGTCATCCTGCGAGCTCAACTGAAGCCAACATATACGTCTACCGCCTGTGATGACGGCGTTATGACTGATTACCGCGACGCAATTGTACAGGGGGCACTGTTCCGCCTGTTGCGGATGCCCAGTAAGGATTGGACTGATTTTGGTGGCGCACAGGTATACGGCACCCTTTTTCAGCAGAGTATTCAAGAAGCCGAGCGCAGATCGCGCCATGAAGATATGCCAATAGCCAGGAAGGTGAATTATGGAGGGTTATACCGCTCCCCCAAGCACTCAAAAAACCGATACGGAAGAGAAAGCAAGTAGCGGGCTGCTTGTTAGGGAAGCGCAGCGCGAAGACTTCCCGACAATGTTGTTGATCGGGGAGGTTATGTGGCGTGAGTCAGTGTACTCACACATGGACTTAAATGAAGAGAAGCTTTGGGCTCGATTTGATGAGTATACGATTAGGCCAGACAAAAGAATATTTCTGCTTGAGCACCACGGCACCCCGGTCGGCGCGTTGTTTGCGTCGCTTGGCCCAACCTTTTTTGGCGAAGACTTGGTCGCGTATGAAGAAACTTGTTTTGTCCTGCCAGAGGCGCGTGAACATGGAGGTTTTTCTTTTTTGCTGGCTGCTTTTGAGTCTTGGGCCATTCACGAGTCTGCGAAAGCGCTGGTGTTTGATATAACGAGCCGCGTGAAGACACGGCGCACTGAAGAGAAGCTAGAAGCCTCGGGCTATGAATACGCAGGGGCAACAATGGTGAAGAGAGTTTAGATATGGGATGCGGACCGAAACAGCAAGACTACAAGCCCTCAGAAGCTGAAAAAGTTTCAGCGGGCGTGGCGAAAGCGGAGTACGACCGTTTTAAACAGTTGTACGACCCACTGCTAAAGCAGATGCGCGACAAGTCTATGACTGACGATTACAAGACTACCTTGCGAGGCAGGGCCAACGCCGACACGCAGCAAGCGCTGTCCGGTGGAGGCTTTCAAGAGACGCAGAGAGTCAATGCAGCGGGCGATCGTTCCGCTGCGATACAAGGTCAGTTAGGTCAAGCTACTGCCGCCGCCAAAGGCATCGAGAACCGCATGAAGACCGGCGTTCTTGCGACCGCTAGGGGGCAAGCAGGAGAGGCACAAGTTGGCCTAGCACAAGCTTCCCGACTTGGCAGATCTGAGGCATTAACAAAAGCGAGAGCCAACCAGGAGGTTTCCGCTGCTAAGTACAAAGCTGGCGGTCAGTTGCTAGGCGCGACGGTTAGGGGAGCCAATGAAGCAGGTTATTTTGGAGACGGCACTGCGAGCAAATTAATCACCAACACGCTTGATGTGTTGGAAACTCCAACGGCTCCAAGAGGGGTATAGTGATGTCAATCGGAAACATCCCAGATGTAGCGGCTATAAGGCGCGGCGGCAATCCCAACACTGGCGGAAACCCCTATACAAACGGGCAGATCCCAACAGTGAGCGATCCCGACAAGACCTACGCTGACATGACTCGCCAGCAGTATCTCGACTACGTCAATGAATACGGGCAGTTTGAAGAGGATCTGATCAATCAAGCGCAAAATGATACTGGCCTCATCGATCAGGCGCGCGAGGACGTGGCGGGTGCCCAGCAGATGGCAAGTGATGTTGCACAGCGCAATATCAGTCGCTACGGCGCAAGTCTTACACCAGCGCAGCAGCAAGAGATGCAGCGTAGTCTGGGGCGCAGTAACACGCTCGGTGGGATTCAATCTATCTCGGATGCCCGCTTAGCACAACGCGACGCGAACCAGAGAACATTATCGGACCTTATTAATATTGGGCAGGGCGTAAATCGCTCGTCTCTGCAGCAGATGGGATCTGCCGCTGCCGACGCAACTGCTCGGAACAACGCATATACGCAAGCTAAAGCCGCCTCAAAAGCTCAGACCTATGGGCTGATTGGTAGTTTAGGGTCGGCAGCAATTCTCGGCGCGTTTTTACTGTAAGGAAAAACTATGAGCGTTTTAGATGGGTTAGCAGGTTTTGGCATGGGCGCGGCTCAGGGCAGCGCGGCTTTTGCTAGGCGCGAAGCTAGCGAACGCGCGGAACGGCAGCTTGTCCTCAACGAACAACAGGGGGCGCGTCTAGCTACTGAAGAACGAGAGCGACTAGACGTAGACGCCGCGAATGGCACCATGACGTTAATTGATAACGCGGGGTTTTGGAACGACACTAAAACTCGCATCGACGGCAAAAGATTAGCTGCGGGGCTAGAAGCTGGCGATGCTCAGGCTAGAAGTGTGGCGCTTGGTATTGCCAGATCGAATGGCTTAATTGATCCCTCAGTAGTAGATGCTAGGTGGACCAAAGGACCAAACGACGAATGGGTTATTCAGACTTCCAATGAGGACGGCTCATTTGGCGTTATCACGTTGGACGGCAGTAACGACCCGAATGCTCCAGTTGCTTCATTTAAAACCCTTGAACAATTTGTCGACGTAACGAATGAAGCCCTAGCGGACACATTGAGGTATCAAACGAAATTTGATAATGCTACGGCACTTGCGGCTGAAGGCATCGTGACTGCTGACTACAGGGGGGTTGAAGAAGCGATAGCAGGCTTGCCCCCTGAGCAACAAATAGCAACAAGAAGAGGCGTAGTAGCAGGCGCTGCACAGATTAAGGACCCAGCTGAGAAGCAGAAGTTTATTGATTCCGTTGCATCCGGTGAGCCGCCCGCTGAATCCGAAACTCCAGCGCCAGAAAATACTATGACTCCTGATGAGGAGCCTACGCAAGCCCCGCGCCCAAGCCGAGGTCCGCTTGCAGTTATGGGCGAGCAAGAGCAACGGGGGCTCGACGCTCGCGAAAGACTAAACAACACACGCGCTGAGCGGCGAAGAAGTCAGCTACCTGACGAAATAGCAGCTGCGGAGGCCGACCTTGCCCAAGTTCAAGCAGACTTCGAGGAACGTGGTGTTAAGCCACGACGCCAGGGAGCGAACGGGGAGCTTGAGCATCCCGCTATTCAACAGCGCAAAGACAAGATTACCGGCTTGAAAGCAGAGATGGCCGAACTCGAACCCGCAACATTCACCATGGACACCCCTGAGCAGCAGGCGTCTGTCGATAAAGTGGTTGAACAAACCAAGGACATGCCGACTGATCAGGTAGTAGAGAAGGTTATGTCCGGCGAAATTACTGTCTCGCCAGAGGAGCAAGCGGCGATAGCAACACAGCTGCAGCAAGCAGGCGTGGAAACTGTCGCTGACTTGGCAAGCCTTAAAAACAGTAAAGACCGTGCCATGGCTCGGGTAGCGATGATCGCAGCTGTCGGCGGCACAAGTAATGACAGGGCTCCAGATCGCGCTACTCAACGACAGATGCTGGCTGAAATTAACAATCTCTTTGAGACAGGCACAACATCAATGTCCGCGAAAGACGCAACTACGGCGGCTATACAACAGCAGAACGCAGACACTAGCTTCGCCCGTCTTATGCAAGCTATAAAAACCCAAGACTTTACCGATGCAGCTACCGCATCAAAGATCGGGGGCGATCTGGTAACAGCGTTTAATGATGAACGAGACGAAGATGGCGTGTTAGACCCACAGGCTGTTGAGAGGTTTATGCCTGCCCTTACTCAGTTCTTTGTAGAAGCAGAGCCATTTTTTGCAAAGAATCCAAGCGCAG